GAAGGTCTTTATGACATAGCGCGTAGGGCTATGGATTGGGATCACCTCTTGGAGATCTTCACATCATACGGATCAGAGACCACAGGCGACGGCGTACGCTGGGACGACCCCAAGATTAACGCGGTTGAGATGGACGAAATGCTAGAGGAGTTATGATCCTCTAGCCCTGTGCTTGGGCAGTGCATAGCACGTAAGCCCCAACGCGGTAGGCATGGGTCAGCACACAAGTTGCTGTTTAAGGCGAACCTCTACCGCACCCTAGCACAGAGAAAGAACACTAACGGGCAGTAATATGCCCGTTTTTTATGTGGTTAAGGGTCGCCAAGCGATCGTGGGACTCCTACCCATTTGCTAACCTACAAAAGTATCCAGACGAGAGATAAATAATTTTGAAATTGGTTTTTCAAAACCTTGAAATAGAAAAAAATTTCCCAGCAAAAAAATGCCTCAAAAAGTTGACTTTAGCGATTACGACAAAATCCTAGCGAACTTTGATGAGTTCTGCGATGAGTTTGAAGGCCGTGCATCCAATGCCTATATGAAAGGAGATCAGAATGATGGAAGAGTTATCAGCGAGATTGAACGAGTTGGAGCAAACACTCCTATGGCAGTCCGAGAAGTTGAACACCCTAGAGCAGACGCTAGAGAAGCTAGCGAATCCATCGTTGATGTACAAGCGTCCAACGAGTGATGACTACGAAACCGTCGCCCAGACGCTAGACTATCTACATAATAATATTGAAGGTCTCAAAGGAGATCTGTTAAAAGTAGCAAAAGCAGTGTAATGCCAAATCTCGTAGGACCTGAAACAATTGACACAGAGAGTAGCGATGGAACATGCATCTATAATGCATCGCCCATTGGAGGTACTCCAATTCCCACAACGGTAATGGTAAACAACCAACCGTTGAATATTATTGCAGGTGTACCAAGTTTTCTATGCACACCTGTAACAGGAGTTAAGATTAATCCTCTCAGTCCTTTACCTTGTCAGCCAGGTACTCGGACACTTAGACCATTAGTGAATACTTCTGTGTTTATCAATGGACAACTTCCTTCAGTAACTGGTGACGAAGCACAATTGGTTATAGGAGGTTCACCTAGACCCTTGACAGGACCGTTCCAACACCCTACAATAGTAATTGGTAGTAATTTAACATCATAACCTATGGCAAAAATGAAAGGCGGACTCTCTGGCGGTCCTAACATTGAGTCTCGTCCGAAAAAGACTCGTCAGGGATCTGGACAGCATACAAAGTATGGTGCCACGTCTCGCAATGCAAAAGCAAAGCGTTACAGAGGACAAGGAAGGTGAAGTGTTGGCATTGTGATACAGAACTGATCTGGGGTGGAGACACTGATTGTGAACTCTGTGAGGATTATAGTTTTGTAACGAACCTTCACTGTCCTAAGTGTGATAGCTACGTAGAAGTCTATTACCCTAAGAAGGAGAAGTAATGTATAACAACAGCACTTTCACGGATGAGCAATGGGAATGTATTAGGGTGTGTGTAGCGAATGCTCCAATACCCTATGATATTTCTAAGAAGAAGATACCTGCAGAGATCTTGGATAAGATCGGACAACCTAAAGAAAGAAAGGGTGAACCACTAACGATCCCTTATTACGATTTAACACCATACGGAATTGAACCTTTAGAATGAACTTAATTTGTAATTTGCCTGCTGAGAAGGTATGGGTACGGAAAGAATATCTTCGTGATCATCAGGATGGTCATGGAGAGTTTGTAGAGGGTGTCTGGGTTGCTTGTAAGAGTATACCTGGCCGTGCGTTTTATTTTGAGACGTATTTACCTGAGTATGGAGCGATGTACGATAAACTTCCTATATCTGCTTTTCTCCGAGCGCCGAAAACACCGACGCCCGATATGAGTCTAGAGAATCTACAGTTCTGGAATTGTATGGACTATGGTGTGATGGCTATTAATAAAGGTTTTGTATCCTCTATGGACTGTGAGGTGCGGACAAGAGACCATGGTCTGATGCGTGGACAGTATTTGTTTACTCTTGATAACTACCATGCGAATATTGATGTGGTAGATAATAATGTGAGTGAAGTTCCACAAGAGCATAAGTCTCATAACTGCATTCAACTAGAGAATGGTCAGTATGCATTGTATCCTAATAATAGGATGCGTCTGTATGACCTCTCTATCACTCCACAAGACCCCAAGACGCCAGACTTTAAGGTTTCTACTATAGAATACCAAGTAGAGGCAGGAACGGACTGGGGACGACTAGGAGATACTGACGATTACTTCTGGGAAACACCTAATGAACGAGCAACTGCTGAGGACAAACCACCTAGTAGTGAGGAATTTCTTATCTAAAGAGTGGGCTGAGGAGTTATATGTTGATTTCCGCGACCTTGGACGTGTACCTTCCGCGTTCAAGGACGGATACAGCGGTCCTTGCTACTTTTATGAGAGTCCAGTAGGCGGACAAGAACTCTTATACTATATGACACAGAAGATGGTAGATACTGTTGGTGCGCGTTTGTATCCAACATACTCTTACATGCGCTGTTATAACAATGGTTCTTATCTGCCTCTACATGATGATCGTCCTGCGTGTGAGATTAGCGTCAGCATTCATCTAGGATCTGACAAACCATGGGCTTTCATTATTAAAGATCCTGAAGAAAATCCAACAGAAGTGATACTAGAGCAAGGAGATGCTATCATCTATCTTGGTTGCGTAGGCACTCATGGTCGTAAAGGTAAGTATGACGGAGATCATTACATCCAGTTGTTCTTACATTACGTAAGAAGCAGAGGACCTATGCATTGGTGTATGGGCGATCTAAATAGAACGAAACTGCAAGAAGGATGGCAGTTAAAGTTACATGATGAGTACAAACAATTATTGGAGACTAACAATGGACAAACGAGTGGACAAGGGTGAAGACTTTATGAAGTCTGGAATGACTCTTATCACTGAGGTTGAGAGCGACCAGTATTTGCGTAAAGTAGGTAAGAGAAAGAAAGAACAGAAGGAAGAAATTTTTGACAATCAAGCAGAGTGGGCGGACGGATTCTGCGGTAAGTGATAAATAGAAACAGCCTATTGCTGTGTCTAAATGCCGACCTTTCAGACATTCAAAGATTTGAGTGTTACGTTTAAAAAACATCCTGTTACCGATGACTTGGTAGCAGTGAAGGATAAGGCTGCGATCTTACAATCAATTACTGCTCTACTTCTTACTAAGAAGGGAGAGAGACCATTTCAACCAGAACTAGGATGTGACATCCAAAGAGTTTTGTTTGAACAAATGGACTTTGCTGCAGCTGCATTGATTAAGAGGGAGATCAGAGATACTCTCAAACGCTATGAACCAAGAATCACTGTTAAGCAAATCTATTGTGAACCAGATTTTGATAACAATGGATATGAAGTAGAATTAACGTTTGAGATTGTTGGTAGAAATGACGCACCAGTGGCTGTAGACCTATTTCTAGAGCGTACACGATAATGCCTTATACACAGGTTGCTAATTTAGACTTTGAACAAATCAAGTCTTCTCTCAAAGAATACATGAGAGCACAGTCAGATTTTACTGACTATGATTTTGATGGATCGGCATTATCCACCTTAATTGATACACTCGCCTATAACACCTACTATACGGCGTTTAACACTAACATGGTAGTCAATGAACTATTCATTGATTCTGCCACCTTGAGAGACAATGTAGTAGCGATTGCGAAGCAACTAGGGTACAGACCCAAGAGTGCTACCTCTCCTACTGCGTATGTCTCTTTTACTGTAACTTATGAAACCTCAACAACTGATACAGAACTTATCCTGAAGAAAGGAACAGGATTTATTGCTTCTTATGACAATAACATCTATCAGTATGTTGTGCTTGATGATGTAAAGGCACAAGTGATTAATGATGTTGCTACATTTACTAATGTTGAAGTAAAAGAAGGAACACAACTTGTTAATACCTTTACTGTAAACTCTGCATTAAAGAGTCAAAAGTTTATTCTTGATAACAGAAATATTGACACCAATACAATTAGAGTAAAGGTGTTTCCTACTGGAGGTAGTTTCAGTGAGCCATACCTTGTAGCAGATAATATTCTAGGTGTTGATGGAGATTCAAAAGTATTCTTCCTTGATGAGATTGAAGATGAAAGATATGAAATTCTTATGGGAGATGGTGTTCTAGGTAAGAAGCTAGAGAACAATGCACGTATTGAGGTGTCTTACTTAACAACAGCAGGTCCTGAAAGTAACGGAGTTCGTACATTTGTTTTCTCTGGTGTACTAGAGAATCCTAATGGTGTGTCTCCTAATGCATTTACTACATCCATTACCTCTACGGTTGCCTCAGCAGGCGGTGAGGAGATTGAAAGCACTGCTAAGATCAAATACACTGCTCCAAAGGCATACGGCACACAGGAGCGTGCAGTGACCGCTCAGGACTATGAGGCAATTGTAAGAAAAGTATATCCTGCAACTAGTGATATTGTTATTTTTGGTGGAGAGGATCAAGATCCACCTGAATATGGAAAAGTTTTTATTGCATTGAAACCGAAGGATGCAAGTTACCTAACATCACTGACAAAAAATAGCATTGTAGAACAATTAAAGAAATATGTTGTTGCATCTGTAGAGCCACGTTTAATTGATCCTTCTATTCTCTATGTTGAGATGACTAGCAAGATCTATTACAACAGTTTAATTACAGATCAGACACCAGCACAGATTAGAGATAAAGTTATTGGTGGTGTACAGTCTTATCTTGATACTAGTGATACTGAAAAGTTCAATGGTAAGTTTAGATACAGTAAGATGGTTGGTGTGATTGATGATGCAGATAAGTCTATCAATTCAAATCTAACTGAAGTTACAATGAGAAAAGATTTCTATCCTTCTCTCAATTCTACCTTCTATTATGAAGTATGTTTCCAGAATGCTTTTGATGAGGACTGTGATGATCCAGTCCTTTCCAGCACTGGATTTAGAGTCACTGAGTATCCTAACTTTGATGTGTACGTTGAAGATAGGAATGGCAAAATTGTCCTATATAGACTAGATAGCGTAACTGGTGAAAAGGTTGTCC